GTTGCCGGTTTTCCGGTTTGGCGGGATAATAGGGGCATGATTCGAAGCAATGAGCGGGGTGGACGTGGAGAGTGCCCCTGCGGGCTGCTATGGGTGTATTACCCCAGTTGACCTTTTTAATAGTATGGGTACTGGTTGACGTATTACCCGAATGCCGGGATAATAGACGCATAGCAAGTAACAAAGGAACAAAATGAACGCAACCACATACATCGCCCGCTCCGCAGCTACCCGCAGGGAAGTCTCTCAAGCTTCTACTGACTTCGTAGATGCTGTGCGGGGCGTGCAGATCATCAACGGCATGGACTCTATGGATGCCTCTGCATACACTCTAGGCTACCTGGAGTCTTTCATGGTTGGCATGATCACTGATCTCCCTGCAAAGTACCGCGACCAGATCATCAACGAGATGCGCAGAGTCACTCTGGACAAGCTGAACAACACAAAGGAACTAGCATGAGCAAAGAACAATTGGATCTTTTCCAGGTCCCCTCTGAACCTGTCTGCGACCTTGCTGAGCTGGACTCTGATCCTGCTTACCAGCGATGGTTGCTGGAGCAGGCTGAGTCATTCTGCGAGTTCGACTGAGCTGAGCTGAACATTCTCTGCAGGGTGCAGAACCTTGCTGGGGAATCCTGAACCGTTGTAGATCCAAAGCTGGTCCTGGGCTATTCTGTACTACTCTGCTCCTTTCTGGAGCTTTCTGTGTTTATCTACCTGATAATGCAATAATATTTCATAATACGGCTGATAATGCAATTATTCGCTATCCTATCATACAGGATAAAATTATCTTACATATTTTCGTTAATATTCTACTATTATTTCATCTGATTATCCCTACTAGAACCTGCTAGAAACGATCATCTCTCCTATCTAATAGTACCTATCCTCTAAATAATGGAAGGTTTATACAAGGGATTATATGTTATCGTTTATTGATTTTATTTCTGAGAACTTTGCTGATGGACGTAATCCTCAGGACAAAGGTGATAGCAAGAGGTTAGGAGTTCCTACTAAGGCAAGTGTTGCTACTCTTAGGAAGGTTGCTAAACAAGGTGGACGCAAAGGTCAATTAGCTCATTGGATGGCTAACATGAAGGCTGGTAAGAAGAAATGATTCGTATCTTCCTAGCTCATAACCCTAAGAAGCTTATTGTCACTAAGGAGACTGAGCGTGAGCTACGTTCTGAGTATAAGAGCTTTGAGTTGATTGCTACTTACAAAGCTAAGAAGGGTGTTCATGCTTTTGTTAGAGATAAGATGAAGACTTACGGTGTTCCGTTTGAGAATGTAGATGTTAGATTCTTTATGTTCTGGGGATGTACTCATAAGCTCGATCTAGTCAATAAGTCTGATGAGTATAGAGCTGAGTTCAATAGACGAGTATCAGAAGGACGTAAGGGCGTTAAGCATAGCGAAGAGACTAAAGCTAAGATGAGTGCTAGCATGAAAGGAAAGAAGAAGAACTTCTCTCCTGAGACTATCGAAGCTTTAAAAAGGAATGCGGCAGTGCAGAGAAGGAAGACTGCTGGCCATAGCACAATGAAATGGATCTACGATCCCTACACTCACGAGAATAAAAGGATCAAGCCTGGTGATCCTCTTCCCGATGGTTGGATGTACGGACGTCCTAGTATCAAGGAATGGATTGCTGGCTGATATAAATGTATGCGTGAGTCACTATTGAGCAGATCAGGATCAATGTGATAGTAAAGTAAGCAGGCTTCATAAATATTTGTTTAAGGAGATGATGAATATGTATAAACACACAACCACCTTTGTAAGGCCAACTGTTGACATACCATGGCATTTTGAACATCCAGGATTTCCACTAGCAACCAAACCACTGAGTTTTTTTTCTACTGCTTTTGCATTATCAGATAATAAGTTGTCATACAGAAATGTGAGAATTGCTGATAATCCAGAAGTGTTTAATGAACTCGAAGCAAATTTTAATGATGTCACCGATGAAAGACGAAACTGGATAAAAGGATATTGCGAAGGAATGGAAATAACCATTTCATTTACTTTAGAGCAGATATAACTTGATTTTTACATTCTTTTAAATCTAAGTGACCCAATTGGTGTAACACCTACTTCTTCCAGCCACCAAGTATTAAATGATAAAGTTATTCTTGTATCTTCTTGATCAACTGGTTTAACATTATGAAAAGTGGAAGAATTGAATAATAAAATGCAATCTTCCAACTCTTCTCCATTCTTAACTATTTCCTTCAATGAATACTCATTTTTTATTGAAGGAATACCAAGATAAGGAATTTCCTGTTTAGAAAATTGGAAAGTAAGGTTGTTATTATCCTTACAGTTAGTCAAAAATATAACTCCTGATAATACGCTAAAAGCATGATAGTGTAAATGATGATGCTGACCTTTATCTGAAACATTTACCCAGGATTTTGTAACCTGTAGCCCATTATATTTAAAATTATTAAGTGTATTTGGAAAATACACTTTTCCCAAAAATTCACTGGCCTCCAATTCAATATAATCTTTTAACTTTTTAAAATCGGGGTCGTTTAATACAGAAAGATTGAATGAAATTTTATTTCCAATATTATTTCGATATTGTTGATTGACGATATTTTTTTTAATTTCACTAAAGTCTTCTATATTAATTTTTTTAATTAGAAACTGATGTGTCGGCAATGAGTAAATTTCTTGCATATAATCCTTGTTTATCAATGTTTTAATTATTTCTTCTGCATCTCTATCATTACTTTCTGATGAACCAGATCAAAGACATCTGGCTCTCCATGAAAGATGAAGTACAAGAACACTAAAGATAGTATTATTCGCATGACTTGAACTGTTGAGTTAGTTTAAGTTGATCTATGGTCTCCTGAATGAGAAGCTTTGAGTACTTGTCAAACTCGTTATCATAATTGCAACTCCAATCAATCATTGAATTGTTTGCATTCCATTGCTCATCCTCCCAAAAGACGAACCCAGCCTGCTTTGCAAGTTTTTCATAAACATTGTTCACTAAATTTACCTCTTTTGTTTACAGTGTAATAATTAGTATTGAAACCAATAACAGTTTTAGTGGAAGTAGAGATATTAGGTTTAGAGCAGTGTTGTACAAAAGAAGGGAAAGTGATGATACTACCTTCTTCTATTTCAATATCAACTTCTTTACCCATAATGTTTAAACAAGTTTTAGAATTTTTTTCACTCATTTCAACATAGTAAACATTTGTAAACATACATTCTGGGTGTACATGCCAATCATGGTAGTCACCAGTTTCATATTGTTGAAACCAACCACTATTGATAATCATAGGAGAGGAGCCAAAATAATTAGATATCAATTTGTTATGATTTTCAAATGCTTGCATTACTAATGAACCATAAGGCCTTGCAATATCTTTAGGCAGATACCAATCGGTGTTAGAAATACTTTGAAATTTTTCAAAGCATCCATGTTTTCCCATTTCAATGATTTTTTTCAATATTTGTGGCTTGATAATTAAATGGTCCTCCACCTTACTAACCATGATTGGAAAAGCTTGATCTACAACGAATAAATTGTTAGAGGCATTATTCATCTGTAATTTCCATTTGCATAAGCATTAATGTAATCTGAGACTTCTTGTCTTCCATTGGGATCTTGATAGTATACATCCTTTGGGAACATATCGTCAAATGCTTTGTTTGGACTGACCCACCACTTGTGGACCAACTCCTCTGATCCTATCATAGCAAACAACATAGCATCAAGTTGCTTCTTGCTCCATAGGATAGTCTGGACGTTTGTTACAGTACTCACATTTTGGGTCATTGCACTTCTCCTCTAACCATAGATTACACCTCTCACAATAGTAAGTATCATATTCTGCTGAGTACTTATTCGGACTACCACACTCAGGACATTCATTCATATCTATCCTTTATCTCAAATATGTAATGACCACCACGACGAGACTGAGCCCAAGTAATGAACCACAACATACTGTTCTTCTCCATAGCTCTGATGATAGACTCATTGCCAGACCATCCAGCAGTAGAGACGTACAAGGCAGTAATCTTCTTTTCTTGGAAGATCTCATCAATCGCTTCTGCTTCCCTCCATCCCCAATCTCTCATGTACCAGATTGATTTAATAAAGTCAAACCATCCTCTTGGATCAGAGAAGTGCCAAAACCAAATTAGATCAAGAGCATACTGAGTAGGATAACCATCATCATCCAATAGTAGACCGTGATTAATTAATTTAACACGCTCCTTGTGATCTTCTGCATCTTGATTGTACTTCTGCAATACTGCTTCTTTATCGAATTTCATCGAATAATACCTTGTTCATTTTGTTTGGGAGTACGAGGCTCAGCGTCTGAGTGCTTGTACACATACTCTTTCTTAGGTGTATAAGGAAAGGTTATGTACACTCTTGACTCACGTCCAGTGTAGTATGATTTGAATGTATCCGTTCCAGGATACCCTTTCTCATCTTCATATAAAGGACGCTCAGCCCACTCCCAGAACACTTTGCCGTCAATGTCATATGCTACTCCATCAGAGCTATCCTTGAACACATGACTGCATCGTTTGTTCTGATAATGAATTGATCCATCACCATTATGACGAACATCTGACCATTCCCAGTCTTCACCAGTCAACGGGACAATTGGTTCGTACATTGCTAACTGCTTGAATAAGTTGATAGCATATGGAGCTGATGATCCACTATGACCTTCTTCTGAGAATAACATCAACAGTTTGAGAACTCCTTCACAAACGATTTGTTGCATCTCATCTTTCCAGTTGCCATCGTCATCAACCCATCCAGCAGCTCGGAACTCTAACAATGCATGGTCAAGTGTCTTCATTTAAATACTCTCGAGACATAATAATACGCATTTGCATACGTAATCTTCAACTCATTCTGGATAGCTTTAGCAATCTCACCAGATGTACTACCTTGCATACGATCAAAAATAGCACGAGCAGCGGCTTTCTTGTCTGATACAGGAGCAGAACTAGCAACTGGTTCGCTAGTTTGGAGAATGTATGGACTGTTGTGAAGGATCTTATCTACTTTAGCCTTAGCAACAGTAATAGCTAACTCACTATTGTAGTCCTCTTTGTTGATGTATACTTGCTCAATCAAGCTCTTAGCCATCAGTTTAGCAATGACAATGTTGTCAACTTCCTGACCACCTAGCTGTTTGATCAGGAAATTAGCTTTTTCTAATGGGTAACCAGCATTATCAATCACGTCACCAGTACGAGCAATTGCATGATGAACGGTTTGATTGTAGGGAATATCGTTTTTACGGAGAAGTTCAAGAGCTGTCATAGTAGATCCTTTGTAAGAATCTCTATTATATCACTCTCTACCGTAAATTGCAACCCTATTGTTGTCCAAATAAGAGACCAAATCACTGTAGTAATCTGAAGTTTTCTTGTAAAAGACCTGCAAACCATCATGTTCTGTTGCAATTAGGACACAAATCCACTTAGCAAGGATCTGATGTCTCTCATATGCCATCTGTGAGTAAGCGGCACATTGCATGAAATAGTTACTGATCCACTTCTCTTCCTTAGGCTTAGAAGCAGTCTTAAAGTCAACTATACAAGGTAATCCATGCAAACGACATATCAAGTCACACCTGCCAGCGAGACGTAGTGTATTGCTGTACATTCCAACCTCAGTACCGTAGATCAAGTCACAATGCTCGTCCAAGTAGTCTTTGATTGGCTTGAATATGTCTGCATGAATAGGATTAACATCTTTGAGATAGTCAGGATCATTGAGAACATACTTCTCAGCAATCAAGTGAACCTTAGTTCCTCTTGATGATGCGGCATTAGATATCTTATTAGCTTGCTCTTCACCAACACGTTTACGCCATTTAAGAATGGCGTCTTTGCTCATGTGGGAGAGTGCAGTAGTGATGGAAGGATACTTGTTGCCCTCTGGTGTGAGGTAGTATCTCTTTCCATCCACTTGTTCCGTCGTTAACGGAATGTCTTTCACAAATTCATGTTGAAACATTATATACTAAATTTTAATTAAGTATTTTTTAATTTTTCTTTTGCTTCCCAGTATCCTGGAGGAACAGTAGCAGCAGACAATTCATTGATAGGATCATGTTCCCCATCATAAACTTCCATCACTTCTCCATCGAAGTTTCTCATAGCAAAAACACAATAATATACAGTATGATCTTCCAAAGCTGTTATTTGATGTTGGAGTTCTTTACGGATGACAATGAAGGTAGGGGCAGTAAATTCTTTAGGTTCCTTACCTTTAACTTCAACCCTCACTCTACCAGAAACTAGCATCGACACATGATCGAATGTATGCTCGTGCCCATTGTTTTTGTCACCTGCAAACTCCAGGACATTTTGCTTTACCCAGATGTTGCCGAAATACCCCATTGCATAAGAATTTTTCATATGTACTCCACTCTTGTAATTGCTCTCCACGAAACGGAACTTTCATCCCAGTAATAATTATTATCAACAAGAGTTGTGTGTGAAGATCCTAGAGGGTGATCCACAGGAGGCCTCCAACTCATATCATCCAAATTACCAACCCATGATTCATATGGTTTGCGAGCCTGGTGTTCTATAGATTTCAATTCTAAAAATTCCTCTTCTGTCAAAACACAAATAACTCCAGGTAAATAAATATTTGAATCCTCATCACAAGTACCGTAATAACGGGGAGCAGAAGAGTACGTACCATCAGGCAAACAATCTATTGGCCACTCAGATGAATTAGACCATAAAAAATTAAAATTATTAACTTTGGGAAAAGATGGCCCAGTCCTCATTCGTTGTTGAGTACAAATGACCCCAGTTTCAGCATCTACGTGAGTTAAACAAACATACATTTTTTTTACTTTTAAAAAGATTATTAGGCGGCAACTCTACGGACGGCACGTGTGACACGCCCTCCATATGGGCTATTTGCACTATTTTTATATGCAATACCCATGCGTGAGTCGTAAAAATCCTGAGTGTGTGCCAAATAGGGAGCAACTTCCGTGCTAGTCCACCACACGCCATCAGTGGCTTGAGCAGCACCTCCTTGAAAAATTGCGGCGGAGGTTACAGATGGGTTGGTAGCAGGGCCTGAGTTATTCGGAGCAAATGTATAATTAGTGTTTATGGGTTGCGGCGATACAGCATAAGGTGTAGCTCCAAAATATGAGTCAGAAGGTTGATAAGGATTATTTTGTTGGTTGGTAGGTTTACAATAATAATATATTATACCTGCTTCATGTCTTGCTGGCAAATACCAATCATCATAACCCCCTGTATTGAGGTTATAAGGTTTAGGAGCAGCTGCATATGCGGGTAAATAAGTGTAGTAACTAACTAATAAATACGTGTTGTATGGCCCATCGATTAATGATGTCGCTCCAGAATTACCTCCGTAATTAGCATTGAAACCATAACCCAACCATCTACCAACAGCATTATCAGCAAGAATTAAATAATGAGATACAGTTCCATTTCCGTTAACACTAATTTTACCAGCGTAATAACCACCCCCAAATGCTTGACCAATAGTTGTTGGAGGTCCTGTTTTACCGTAAAAACTACTAAGGGATATTGCACCTGAAGCAATTCCAGCGAGTGCTCTTACGGCTGTTGTATTCAACGCTATCGTGGCTGTTCCGGAATTTCCCAACTCAACATTAATGTTGTTCATCGAGATTTGACCTGAAGCTTGAAGAGTCATTTAAGTGATCCTTTATTTTGTTTCTTCTACTCTTGTAAGTAGGTGATTCACTGATCTCTGTACAAGATCTGCAAATACCGGACCTTGAAGTTTATGATTGCTAATGTTATTTGGGTTGGATTTAATGGTGAATTCAAATTTAAATTTGTCACCTACCAAATTAATTGTTTGCATATTTAACATAATTGTAACCCCATCAAACTCTTCTTCTAAAAATTCAAAACCTAGTAAGTTGTTATCTGATGGTGAAAGAATAGCCTTATAAAACTCAACGGGATCCTTCCACGCATATAGTGGGTTAAGTGTCACATCATATTCAGGGGTAAAATCAAAAGAATTATCATTTAGTGTATAATTATCGTCAACCATTTTTTTTTCCTTTACATAATATATTTATACAGTATCCTCATACCATAATTTAGCTAAAATATAATCTTTAACTAATGAACTGCGAACAATATCATCAGGAGTAAACTCAATTCTAGTAAAAGCAGACATATGATATGCAATATCAAAGAATTTTAAGATACCACTCATATCGTTTTTCTTCTTATTTAAATCTGTTTGGCGGTAGTCACCACACCATAAGATCTTTGATCTGTAACCTACTCGAGTCATCACAGTATCAATCTCTTCAAATGTTAAGTTCTGCATCTCATCTACTATAATAATGGCATCATCGAATGACATTCCTCTAATGAAAGATGTAGAAATAAACTCAATGAACCCTTGCTCTTCAAGTCTATCCCAAGCATCCTTACGATCAAATAGAGTCTCACATATCTGTCTATAAGGTTGTTGATAGATTTCCATCTTCTCATGAACATCACCTGGAAGATGTCCAACCTCTCTAGATTGAACAGCAGAACGAACAACAATAATCTTTCTAAAAGGATTACTCTTATCCATCACTTCTTCTAATGCTTTGTACAAAGCACAGAATGTTTTACCTGTTCCAGCTACTCCGTGTAATGCTACGAAGTAGTCTCCTCTTTTATATGCATCGAAGAATAACTTTTGATTGTCTGTTAAAGGATCAAAAGTCTTAAGATCATCGATTCTGAGTTTAAGCGAATTGTTCACAACTCTGAGTCGTTCTGTATTCGCTGATTCTGCCTCTGTTGATTTCAATGCTGCTTTTCTTGCCACAGGCTTCCTTAACAAGTTTCAAAATGTGTTGATAGAGTTTCTCCTACCACTACCTGCTTTGACTTTACGAAGCAAATCTCTAAAGCCATCATCCGGCTTTTTACCAGTAGGACTATAGACCAGGGAGGGAGCACCCATTATTGACTCAAGATCTGGATTGTCTGATAAGTAACCGTCTTTTGCTCCCATAGACATAAACTTATCAAACACTTCACCAGTTTTGATATTGCGAAAACTGTAAGTAGGCAATTACTTTGCCTTTACTGTTCTTACTGCTGGCTTTGCGGATGGCTTAGAGGTACCTTCAGCAGGTACATTACCAGGGAAAGGCCATCCAGTTTCTTTCTTTACTGGTTCTTTCTTAGCACGAGGCTTGCGAGGAGCTTTAGGTTTAGCTTCTACAATCGCTTCTTCAACCTTTACTGCAACTGCTTGAACTTCAGGAGCTGGTTCTGCTACAACTGTAACAGTCTCGACCTTTAGTTCAGGAGCAGGTGGAGTGCTCAATGTTTTAGCCATATTGTCAAATGCTTTCGCACCAGCATCAGCAGGTGCTGAGGATGTTGCTACTGGCTCCATACCTAATAGTTTTTTCAACCATTTCATATCATTCTCCTTTATCGATAATCATCGTATTCTAAATTTTTAAGATCTTGAAGACTTTTTTTCTTCAATGCATTATCTATATCGCGATACATCTTGCGATCTTGAAAGCTCTGCTTGAGCTTATAAACGTGATGACTATCAAGTTCGTCATCTTTCTTTTTACGTTTATCCTGTTGCTTATTCATTTGGGGTTATTTCTCCTGTGAAATAAGTCCTGGAAATGCAGTATTGACTAGCTTGGCAGTAATACCTTTGTAAGGAATCTTTTTATCTTTAGCAGCAAGCATCAGCTTAGCATCTTCTTTGTCAATGCTTTCAATAAAACTAATAAACAATTGCTCTCTACGAAGTGATGTAAGGTTATCGTTACCACCTTCTAAGAACAAATACAATCTTCTAGCCTCTTGATATAACATAGCTTGAGTATCATCATAAGGACTAGGATTGTAAGGAGGATGACCTTCGGGTAACTTCCACTTAACAGTAGGATCCAAAGCACACTTTAAGATTTGTTGAAGGACAGGAGTGTTAAGCTCTTGAAGCTTTCTTACCTTCTCATCTGTAGTCTTTTGTTCAGATACAATCTTTAAGATCTCTGATATGCCAAGTTTTCTCATATTATTTTTTATTAATTAAAGGACATTTAACAACGTGGTACACACATCCATTTTCATCAGCACACAAGCTAGGATCTTTTTTGCTATCAACCAACACAGCTTTGAATTTACACCAAACACATTTCATTTTTTGCTTCATAATTAAAAATCGTTGATACTCTCTATTAATGTTTTGAGCTTGTGCTTAACAAAATAATTAAATAACTTATCTCTAGGCTTATCCTGTTGAGAGTTATACTGTTCTATTACTGCTTCGGAAATTGTCTTGGGAGTAAATGTAAGATCAATGAGAGAATTGTTTCTCATAAAATTAGCTCGGATCTCTGGATCATATGTGGAAGGATCAACTGCAAGGAGCTCAGCCATCTTCTTTGCGGTAAGTGGCTTTTGTCTAATGCCTTCGATGAGGCAGTTGTCAGGCGACAAAACGTTTGGAATACCATCCCCACGATCGCCTTTAAGGACTAACTCTTTCAAGAACTGTGCAGGATCTTTGCAAGTGATGTTCTTTTTGTGAATAGGATCATACTGGCTAACATTTACATACGACTGCAACTGAACAAAGTCCTTATCGCCAGACAAAATAAGAATCTTTTCAGCTGATGAACTATTTAGCGGTACACCAAATTCTGCAACAAGGCTACCAATCACATCATCTGCCTCAGCTCCATCAACCTGAATGATAGGATAAGGAAAGTAATCTTTCAGATCTTGTTTGATTGTATTAAGGGTGTTGAATAGATTTGTCCAATCGATCTCAGACTTCTCTCTATCCTTCTTACGGTTACCTTTGTAAGCTGGAAACTGTTCACGTCTCCAATACTTCTTATCATCACAAGCAATGACAAGCTGACCATAACTTTTATATTTGGTCTTTAGGTTACGGATAGAGTTAAGAACCATGTGGCGAACAAGGTTCTCTTCAATCTCTACATTGGTATGATTACCAAGTTGCTGAAGAACATTGGAAATCATTATTTGGTTTAGGTCTAGTATAATCATAACATATTGTAGCACACTACACAATTTTAATCAACTGATCAGTAACGTCCTGTAGTTCATGTTTAATGTTCATTGTACGGAATACACCACTCTTAATAGCTTCTAACACCATCCCAATGTCTTTCTCATCCTGGATGTAAAAGTTAAACGATCCTAGATGGTTTAGAAGGTCTGGTACAACTTCATCAAGAGCTGTCTCCACTGCTTCTCTTTGGTTCTCATCTATTTTAGATATAACTTCTTCTAGAGACTGAGGAGCAGTCTCTAGTTTATCTTTAGGAAAGAAAAGGACTTTATTGCTCATAACTTCAATTCATGTTTATCGTCTCTAGCAAGGAAATGCTTAGTACGAATAGATTGAGCAATAGAATGCATGAGGATCTGATGACAATCCTCAACAATACCGTAGTTATGTGAGGGAACGTATACAACATAATCAGCCATCTCATAGTCCATTACATAACCACCATCAAACCCAACAAACGCCATTGTCTCCAAACCCTTTTGACTAGCAGTACGGAGACCTTTAACAATGTTCTTGGAGTTACCACTAGCAGAGATAGCAATTGCTAATCCACGATTGTTGGGGAATGCTTCAATCTGTTTAGAGAAGATTTCATCATAACTGTAATCGTTTGCAATGGCTGTAATCAAAGCCATGTTAGAAGCTAAGCTGATAATGTTTGAATGCAAAGGAGTATCGTGCCTTACTCCTTTAGTATGGTCACACGAGAAGTGTTCGGACAAGGCAGCTGAACCTCCATTACCGAACACATAGATTGGTGCCTGCTCTTTGGCATACATTTCAATTACTCGATGAGCTTGACTGATACTAGCTCTATCAATCTTACTCAATGCTTCTGTTACACCTGATGCATACACATCAAAGAAAGCCGAACTCATTTATTCATCTCCACAACACTACCTTGATTGGTAAAATTAAAATCAAATATATCATAGTTACTTAGGGCTTTGATAACCCTAGCATGGCTCTTAGGAGGAACATACATTAACAAGTAACCTCCACCACCAGCACCCAAAATCTTACCACCCAAAGCACCTGCTTTCATTGCACTACTATACATTTCATCTATTGTAGGGTTAGAAATGTTATCAGACAACCTCTTTTTGATATCCCATGATTCACCCAACAGCGAACCAAAGTCGTCTAGTTGTCCTTTGAGGAGGAACTTAAACGCGTCCTCCGCCATAGCAACCATATTAGCAGTATTATCCACGTTAACCACATTTTTAAGTCCCTTCACTTGCTTTTCTAAAACAGATGAGGCTTGTCTCGTGATCCCTGTATTAAAACAAATAAGATTATCATTCAAACGAGAGGCTGCGTCTGTTGTTATATTGACTGGAATAACAGCCACATCGTCACCTTCAAACGTAATAGCATTGAATCCACCGAATGCTGCTGCGTATTGATCTTGTTTACCAATTGGTTGCTTGCACTTATCTATCTCGATGTGGCAAGCTAGCTCAGCTAGTTCATAATTGTTGTATTGAGTTCTGGACATCTCAAGGATTGCCTTTAACAAACCAACAGTGAAGGTAGAAGACGATCCTAGTCCTGTTCCTTTTGTAGGGATGTCAGAGAATGAAGCAATCTCTATGTGATTGTTAATACCGTAGTATTGCAATACTTCTCTTACACGATCATGCTTAAGCTGAGATGAATAATCAACAATTTCAATCTCCGAGTACATAACTTTTGTATGTGGTGTACGTGTTCCATTAGCAGCAATGTAGATTGGTCTATCAATAGTTGTTGATATAACCAATCCTCGATTGTTCTTATAAAACTGAGGAATGTCACTTCCTCCTCCAAAGAAGCTAACCCTCAGAGGTGTCTTTGTAATAATCATTTTACTTTATAGTGAAACATCGGACCATCATCTTTAGGAGGCTTGCGATTCTCTTCAGGATAACGAGCTTTCAACGAGTTTAACACATCTTCCCATTGACCAGAGATCTTACTCCAGTTGTATCTGCTATCAGCATACATCTTAACAAACTTTAAGTAGTTCTGCATATCATCGTTGTTAACAACTTCAATGGCATGATCCAAAGCATGGTAGAACTTATTGACGTGCACTTGAGGATCTTGATCCCATTGGTATTGGAATGTCAATCCACCAGCAGTATCAGACAAACCAGCTAGGTTAGGATGAACACACATCAGTCCAGCACTCATTGCCTCAATAACGCTGCGACTGTTGCACTCAGACCAAATAGAAGGATAAGCAAGGATGTGGCTTTTCTGTAAATGACTACGTACAGTGTCATTATCAGCGAATCCATGATAAGTGACTTTCGGATGGTTTTTAAGTTTTTCAAACAAGCTAGCATATCGCTTATCAGCTTCATCCCAACCGTAAATTGCAAAACTAGAAAAAACATCAAGGTGGATGTTGTCATACTTTTCACATAGCTTCTCAAAAACAGGATATAACAGTTCCAACCCACGTTGCGGGGTTGATGTATAGATCAACCGAATTTCTTCCTTAGACTTAGGAATAAGCGGGATAGGATCGATTGGAGTCTCGATCACAACACACTTATCATCTTGAGGAATACCTAACTTGGTGATGTACTGATTGTATTGCCAATGGCCACAGAATACTAATTTGTGGAAACGGTCACGACTAGACTCATCCTTCAAGTGACTAGTTTCTGGATCTTCTGGTAAGTCGTGTAACCAGTAAACACGAATCTTATCTTCTTCGATCTTACGAACACGTGAGCAGATCACCTGAAAGTCATCAGCTAGTCCTTCCGGTAGACGTTCTGCCAGTCCACGCTTAACCATTTCAGTCCCACCTTTGGACTTAATCGAAATTTCATTCTCTTCAAACATTTAACTTCCTTGCTTCAATAGCATCATTAATCATATCTTCAATCAGATGGTGTTGGTATACGAATCCTGTATCTTCCCTGAACTTATCAGGATTAGCAACAAGATAAGCTGGATCGCCTTGACGCTTATCAACAAAGTCATACTGACGATGTCCAGTTACATGATAGTACTTCTCAACCATCTCCAATACTGATGTACCAACTCCCAATCCTAGATTGTAAGGACGGTATCCTGGTTGTTTAATTGATTCGTAAGCATGAATCATTGCACGGCAAATGTCAACAACGTGGACATAATCTCTAACACAGGTACCATCCGGTGTATCGTACAGTTCACCATAGATCTTGAAGTTGACTTTATCTTTATGAGCCTGGATCAGTCTGCTGATTATATGAGGAGTGTTATCTTGAATTCCAACATCCCCATAGCTTCCTGCTACATTGAAGAACCGAAAACACGTTATAGGCGTGTTAAACACGTTACAATACGCTTCAATCACCTGCTCACTCATCCACTTACTGAGTCCGTAGTTGTTAGGTGAGTCTTTGTGGAAGTCTTCTTTAATCGGAGTCTTATTGTAGTTAGGAGCATAGACAGCAGCGCTGCTTGCATAGACAACCCTAGGCATCTTATGACCTTGTCCTAATTTTACTAACATCTTGGAAGTATTACCAACATTGTTGACAAAGTAACTCATTGGATCATAAGCACTAGGACCCAGAAGACTATTAGCTGCTAAGTGAAAGATGCCATCTACTTCATGAGGAGTATATTGTGAGAAACATATGCTAAGGTCTTCATCAGCATATTCAGACTTTTTGCTGTAATCAGTGTCCATACCAATGACATAGTATCCTTGTTCTCTTAACATCTTACAGAGAGCTGATCCAATGTAACCTCGATGACCAGTAACTAAAATCTTTTTCATTTTTTAGTGTATCCTAAGTCAATAGCTGATGTACCATTGAGACCATTATAAAATGCTGAAGGATGCAATGGAAGATCAGAAATGTTAATTGATCCTGTTTTAGGTTTACTGTTTTCAATAGTGGATGCGATCACTCTACTTCTCAAATCTGAAGTGCTGAAGCTGTGCATCCGAGAGTTAAAAACAATGGGGTGGACATCAAGATGTCTACCAGTAAAGTCTTTATCTTTGTGATCCTCACCAACAAACCTAACACTGATTGGAAGTGTCTTTAGAAGGTCCAATAGATCTGCTTCAGTGTTGTATACAATTACATCATCAATGTACCTAATTGCATGCAATTGGATTTGACGTTCAACAATAGATTGAACAGGCTTATTCTTTTCGGGACGATCAATTGAAGGATCATTCTGCAGTCCTACAATTAGATGATCACATTGGTTTTTTACTTCTTCAAACATTAACATATGACCAGCATGACATAGGTCAAATGTACCGCAAGTAAATCCAATCTTATATTTCATATCACTCACCTAGACTAAAATTAACATAAATTAACGAGGAAATTTTGAATGATCTCCACTCCCCTTTATCTATATCCCAACAAGGAACGATGTCTAGGTTTTGTACTTTAACCTTTTCTGTCTTCCTCTCATAGGGAACTGCAATGTCTTCTCTCAACGTGCAATTCATAGTACGTTCAGTACCATCACTTTTAGTAAAAATGACTTGAACCTTATTGGTTTTCAATACACCAATAAGCCAGTCGTGAGTAGTTTTATCTGCTGTCAAAGACATTACGTTTCTCCAATAAAAAAGGGACCGAAGTCCCTTTATCATAAGCCGTCCAAATTAATTAGACAAGACCCAAAGAAGCTGCGCGGTAGCCAGCTGCAATGATTGCACGACTTGGTGTGCCCAATCGGTACTTCTGAGTCACACGACCTTTAGAGTCTGTGCGAGTGTTCAAGTAGATGGACATGCCATCTTCCAAACGAAGTTGAGAAACAACTTTAGTTGGTGATGCAATCTTGAACTGTGAACGAATTTGCTTGCTTGTCAACTCAGCACCGTTAGAGAAAGCAGAAGCGAGGCGTTGTTTTTGTGTCATAATAGACTCCATAATAAATTAATAAAAAACTGCATGTGCAGAACGTCTATTCTACTCATACTTCAATATAAGTCAACAGACCTATTAAAAAGAAGTTTTCAAAAGAGTGTAACCTTCCTTTGAGAACTTCAGAAAACGAGGACCAACTTTGACAACAAAGAACTGCTTGCCGTCAATGAATTCCTCATTCACAATGTCACCACGAGTTACTTCGTTAGTGATGTTGTTCTTAAACCTAACATTAGGTTTTACTTTATATGTTGGACGTTGGTTTGTGTACATAATATTAATAGTTGGTACCTCTACCTAGAATCGAACTAGGATCACGGGTTTAGAAGACCCGGGCTTTCTCCATTAAGCTACAGAGGTGATTCTTCCACTATGTACTTTCCTATGGCAATTTGCACAAAGAACAGTACACTTATTGATTTCTTTTAGTATTTTATCCCAAGAACCAAAAACAGTCAACGAACTTAACTCACCCTCTTTTGTTGATGGATCAATATGATGGAGATCAAGACATTCAACGGCATTTTCACCACACAATGAACATCGTTGAGTACTCTTCCATGCTTGATACCTAACCCTCAAATCTTTTTTATATGCTCTTACACGATCTTTTTGTTTCTGATTTTCACCAGAATTATAATAGGTCTTATTGTAAGAATTATAACACTCTCTACACTTGGATTGATACTGACCTTTTTGTTTATTTCGAAACGAAAAAAGATCTAACGATTTTACTTCTTTGCAAACAGTACATTGTTTCATAAACTTCCCTTCTAATATATTTAGAATTTAGAAGTTTTCAAGGATATTGTTTCCGTATTTGCAAATGTAATAGCTGTCAATAATATCTGAACTAGGATTCCATTGCTTATCTGTTAAGTTAAGCTCCAACTTAGGATTATATCCAGTTTCATTAATGAAGGCAACTTGCATATCTTCTTTGTTCGCGTTTCCTCTTCCGGTTGCGAACTTCTTTATTTGTGTTGGTGCAATAGGAGTTACTTCATAATTGGACATCCACATCTTATATTTCAGTACACCACAGTTCTCTGCAATATGGAACACACGTCCAGTAGCTGCAAAGGCATAGTCCTCGATGTAAACCTTATCAACGTGATGAATGGAGAGACATTTTAACACCCAGTTAGAAATGTTATGATATCTTTGTTCCTGACAGAAGTAAGGCTCCATAGGTGCACCAACCAAATTGTGGTTGTAGTACTTACCATTTTTCTTTCTATCCGTTAAAAAATAAAAAGTACAATCTTTGTAGTTGAAATTATTACCAGTGTAGATACAAACAGATGGTGATGATAAGGAAAAATCAATCCCAGCTATCTTCTTCATCTTCTTCTTCGTCTAGATCTTCTAGATCTAGTTCTGAACCACAATAAGGACAGAAGCTGATACTATCATCAGTCTCTCCAACTGGTTCAACAACAAATTCAGCATCACATTCGTAACATACGTGTTCAATACTGTCTTTATGGTCTAGCATACAACCTCCTTATGCTACTGATAGTAAAGCAGATGCTACTGATACAATCCATCTACTTGCGTTTTCATCGTCAGCTAAATGCTGAGCTGCTTTAACACTTGCAATCTCTTTGACAAGATATTCAAACTCCTCACGTGACATTAGTTGGTTATTGTATTGATCAACGATCAACATCATTTCATATGATAAAGTACCCAACTTAGTGGGTTCTTGAGCTGCTTCTCTCAAAGCTTCTAAAGCTGTCATTTTCTATCCTTCCATGCATCGACAATAGCGTCGATACGTTTTTGTTGTACATTTAGCAATGATTTGCAAAATACAGGATTAGTAGAAGAGTATGCCTTGGTCATAGCTTCGTGTAAACCTTTAATGTTTTCTGCTTGAGGATCATTCCGGTATGTAGTATAAACTTTAAGGTGAAGAATAGTGTCTTGAATCTCTTTCCATCCGTATGCTTTTTCATCACAAGAGATCTGGCCACTAAGAATTTTTAGATCTACAAGGTTACCAAATAGTACTGAGTCGTGAGGACGAGGCATTACAAATGTCATGCAACCCGAAAGAAGTATAACAGGTAGTAATAGTAGTTTTTTCATAATATTAAACACTTTCTTTAAAAATACTAAAGCCAAAACACCATAAAATTCTAGGAACAGAGCCTTTGATTACATCAACTCTATGCTCTAATTCAGAAACAGGATACATTAAGAGATCAGAAGGATTAGTTTCATATGGTACATCATCAATATATGTAACGCCCCCTTTGAGTGATTTTTGAGTTATTATATTACAGTGTAAAGTATAAGAACCGGGAAACCAAATAGGATCTTTATGTGAAAATATATCGCCACCATTGAAACCTATGCCGTTAACGATACCATCCTTATACCCTGGCTGATCAATTTTAATAATAGAGTGATGTGTTTTCAAATATTCCAATATCCTTTTTTTTATTTGGTAGGATACTTCAGGATAATCAAAAGCATCATCTTTTGAAAATCTGGTGCTTAGTCTTGTATTAATAATTCCCATACTTACATTAGAAAAAAAGCTTTTTTTATAATTGTTGTTTGTCCAATCATTAAGCTCTTGAATTTCTTGATCACTAATAAAATTTTTTACAATTTGAGGTTTTATCATAAAAATATGTTAAGCTGCTTTTGCCCAAACATCATCCCATGTACCAGAGTGCGCACCCTTAGCATAGTCTGTTGCTCGGTTTTCAAAAAAGTTAGTATGTGTAGGAGCATTTATCATTTCCTCAACCCATGGAAGAGGATTCTTCTTGACCTTCATAATTCCCTTAAGACCAAGACTAATAAGGCGACGATCAGTAATATAGCGGATGTAACGTTTAACGTCATCAGCGTTAAGACCATCCATACCACCCATAGAGAATGCCAAATCGATAAACCTATCCTCGAGTAGAACCATCTTTTCAGCAATTGTATACAATTGTCCTTTGAGCTCATCGTTCCAAATCTCCGGATTCTCTTGAATGTATGTTCTGAATAGTTTGATCATTCCTTCACAATGTTGAGTTTCATCAACAATAGACCAAGTAACAATCTGACCCATCCCCTTCATCTTTCCATGACGAGGGAAGTTCAGTAACATAATAAAGGAACTGAATAGTTGCATTCCTTCTGTAAACGCAGAGAACACAGCAATGTGCTTAGCTGTATTCTCTTTTGTAGAGTTTTGCTGAGAGATATCAAGCACATAGTCATGCTTCTCTTTCATCTCTGCATACTCAAGAAACTGGTTATACATCGTCTCAGGCAAGCCTAGAGTCTCAATCAAATGAGAGTAAGCAGCAATGTGCAAAGCTTCGCGAGCAGCAAAGCCAAGTAGCATCATGCGAACTTCAGGCTGAGGAAAATAAGGCAAGTAATTGTTAACGTAACCACCAGCAACGTCAATATCTCCTTGCGTAAAAAAGCGAAAAATATGTGTGAGGAATTGTTTTTCTTCAATGGATAACTTGCCTTTCCAATCTTTAACATCTTCAAGCATTGGCACCTCTGTGTGGAGCCAATGACTCTGCTCATGCTTCAACCAAGCATCGTATGCCCAAGGATAGTTGAACGGTTTAAACGAGCTACGTTCGTCAGTTAGTCTTGATTTTCTTTTTGCGTTCATTTTAGTTATTTGACTTGACTATATTATTGTTATCTACGGATTTAGGAAACCAGTCAAGAAGAAGGTCTTTAGCTTTAACTCCAACCATTCTCTTTACTTCTTTGTTGTTATCTAATGCAATTAGAGTAGGAACACTTCTTACACCATATTGAATAGCAAGATCTTGTTGTTCATCAATATCAACAACTGTCACATCTTTATCTAAACCAAGCTCTTCTAATTGTTGAGCCAATGCTTTACATGGTTGACACCACGTTGCTGTAAATCTTAATATCTTCATCAAAAATCCTTTAAACTAATTTTTCCATAACTTGTGTCACCCTTATAATGCCAGTCAATTACCATATGGATGCGATCTATATCAGAGTTGTTTTCAACAGAATGCGTCACATTATTATTAACTTCTATTAATTTACCTGCTTCCATAGGCACTTCAATCCCATTACATAAGAAAATAACGTTGTTATTTGTAACTATAGGTAGGTGAATTCTTCTCAAAAAATGCAAGTAATATCCTAAATCACAGTGAGGAAGGACCTTTTTTTTAGCTGGTAACTTTAAAAGCATTACTCGTTTTGCTTCTCCATCAGGATACACCTGCTCAATTTTTTGATAGATGTTAATTAAATTTTCTTCAAAAACATCCATTAGAAATTGATTGTTGATATCTTTATTAAAAAAAGTATGGGCTGGATCAGCTTTATTGAAAATAACAGCATTATAAGAATCTTGTTGATCAAAAAGCTGGGTACGTTTATGCCAATCGGTTTCTGAACTTAAATTAATTTTATTAATTTTTTGCTGTAACAATTCCAAGCAGTCTACGCTACCCATATCTAAAAAACTATTAGGTTTTTTTCCATAATGACCCATCATAGCTTTCATCTTTTACCTCCTTAGTTTTATATAACTGCTTCGCACACAACTATTAAGATTACACACAAATAATGCAATAGTTTGCATCTAACCCTCACAAGCTAAGCATACATCATCACTAGCAAGAGCTTTCATGTCAATCTCTTCAATAACTTTTCGTTCGATCTTTTTAGATACTTTGTCTGCCTTACCAATCTTTTCAGATCTGCAATAATACAACGTCTTGAGTCCTTGTTTCCAGGCTTGAAAGTGAACTGCATGGAGGTACTTGAGGTGTGAGTCAGGTCTAAAGAATAGGTTAACTGACTGGGCTTGATCAATGTATACTTGTCTGTCGGCAGCGTGCTGGACAAGCCATCGCTGGTCAATTTCCATTGAGGTTTTGAAGACGCTCTTTGTCCACTCATCGAGTAGTTCGAGATGCTGTACGGAGCCGTCATTGGCAATGATACTGGACCAAATCTCATTATATTTTTCATCGTCATTTGCTGAATCCGATTCGCTCAATTTCAACTTAATAATTCTATCCAACCATTTGTTTTTAGTCAGATGAGAGCCTGAAAGAGTGTCTTGACGATAGGCATTAGCACGGTAAGGCTCGATACTAGGACTAGTGTTACCCATGATAATTGAACTAGAAGCATTAGGAGCAATAGCCATAAGGTGGCTAAAGCGCTGCCCTGTCCCCACTGCATCAAGTGCTTCTCCGCGAAGTCTTCCAAGTTCGAGATTAGCATTGTTTAATACTCCTCTAATATGTCCAAAGATTTTATGATTGGTGCTTACTGCGAGCGCCGATTCCCACGGGATACTATTGCGCTGTAGATAGGCATGCCAACCGAGAGCACCAATACCAATAGACCGTTCACGAATAGCACTAAATCTTGCTCGTGATATGCTGTCAGGAGCATTATCAATGAAATGCTGAAGGACGTTATCGAGCATCTCAGCAACGTCCCGAAGAAAAAGTCCGTCATTTTTCCAATCATCATAATGCTCCAAATTCAAAGAAGATAAGCAACATACAGCTGTACGGTCCTTATCAGTTGGTAAAATAATCTCACTGCACAAATTAGATTGTTTGATACTCAATCCTAGTTTCTTTTGAAACTCAGGCATAGCACGGTTACTGGTATCAATGAAATGCAAATAAGGTTCACCTGTATGCATTCTCATCTCCATGATCGATTGCCACAAATGCTTTGCAGACACTACCTCACGTACCTCACCGTTATGAGGATCTTTCAATTCCCAATCGTCATTAGCTTCAGGGTCAAGCATACACTGTTCGACCAGTTGCATAAACGAGTCTGGTATGTTGATACCATGATGCAAGTTCTGGGTCCTCATATTGGGATCACCAGTTGGTTTTCTCATCTCTAAAAATATAAGAATATCCGGATGACTAATATCAAGGTAAGCAGCGTAGGAACCACGACGAGTCCGACCTTGTCTATAAGCGAGAGATGATGCGTCATATGTGCGAAGGTGGGGCATGACTCCAACCGACTTATCATCCGCTGAGCGAATTCCAATACCAATTCCAACTCCTCCGCCCAGCATGCTGAGCCAATTTACTTCCGATAAAGTATCCACAAGACCGGACGAACTATCGTGTAGGTAAGGTAGAAAGCATGATATAGGAAGGCCACGAGCACTACGCCCAAAAGAGAGAATAGGTGTACTATAGGAAAGCCAATGTTTACTAGAATACTCATACAAACGTTGAGAATGTTCTTGGTCAGTGCCGAACGCTTTTGATACAAACGCAAACCTTTCCTGAGGAGACGTCTCGTCATCCTTCATGTAACTTTCTTTTAGTCTTAGTTTTCCCAACTCATCAAACAATTCATCACGCGAATAGTCTACCGTTATACCATGTACTGTACTCATATTTCCAATCTTCTTATTTTATTAAATTAGTGAGCAGTTACTTAACTGACTCAAATATTACTTTTTGTGCCTGGTACCATCCGATCCAGGACTCAACTTTCAATGCACACTCATAGTAAGTAGTATAGTTGATTGCTACAGTTTTAGCAACATCACTTAACTTAGGGTCTTGCTCCACAAACTTCAACTGAGGACACTTTTCCATTAGCACGGTAGGAGCTTCTGGAAACTTCATCACAACAGGAATGTTGGTAGCACATCCTGTCAATAGCAATGGTATAACAAGATACTTCATTTGCCATCCTTTGCTGCTTTGTTAATAGATTCAACAAACTCTTTAGGAATTTCACACTGTCCACCAGGAGCGAATTTCACATCATACTTTACAATTTCTCTATCAATGTACTTAATGACTTCATCTCCCTTTTCTCTAATAGTGTTTTGTTTAACTATAAACTTTTCAACAATCTGCACATTAACTTCTTTGCTCTTCGCTTCAGCAATAGCAATCTTCTCTTCCATCTCTTTGACTTTAGCAGTCCACACCTGGTTCATATACAAACCACCTTCAAAGAAAACTCCAAATAAAAGTAATACAAAACCTATTATTCTAATAGGAATATAGTAAGTACTAACGAAGGGAATTACTTTGAGAACCATGCTGGCGAAGATGATCGCCAACGCTAAGAGAGGAATAATATGAACATACCAAGAAGGTAAAAAAGAGAGGAACCACATCGTGGATTATTTATTAGTTTTTCTGTACAAAATTGTCAACCATCGGGAATATTTTTGCAATCGCCTTAGCACATTCTATAGCAATTTCAATATGTTCCAACTGAGTCCCGTTTCCGGATCTGAGCTCTATATAGTGGATCCATGAGCGCAAAGTTCCGTTGACTAAAAGGCGTGAAACAGTCAATCCCTCCGGCAGTACAGAGCGGGCTTGCTCCTTAGCAATTCCATTGTCAACTGCCCATTTATAAGCTTCTTTCGATGCTAATAAAACGCGTTGTTGAGCCTTGTTCCACTGCAGTTTTAGCCATTCATCATTAGTTTCTATACTATTTTGGCGATTTTTTGGATCTTGAAGGCGTGCATCCCGTAATACAAAATCTAAGTCTTGTGTTGGGTCAGCATAACGTTGACTGTACTCTTGGAAACTGAACGAACGATGACGAAGCAACTGACGAGCAATATCGCGAGTAGTCTCTATCTCCATACAAACACTAACCATTTCAAAAGGTGACCAGTGTTTGTGCTTAATCAAGTATTGCAATAGCTTATCACTTACTTGGTTGTTTTGTTGATTACTTGGATTGGATACACGAGCACAATAAGCAATCAACTCTTGTTGATTAAGAGCAGCATTAAGGATTGGATCTGAGGGGTCTGTCTGACTATACGATACTAGTTTTGCTTTCATTTTTTTTTCCAAAAAATTCCCATTGTAAATCTAAATTGTGGAGCGCTTGCTGATTGTGATCTTATTGTATGTGGGATTTTACCATCAAATATAATTAATCGGCCTGGAGTATACGCAAAGGCTTTTTCCACCTCCTTGCATTGTTCATCATAAAAAAGCGTCTCACCGGCCCATTCAGAGCTCCAGTTGAGGTTACCATAATATAATAATACCATATCCTCATCATGTGTGTGGTTATAGTATGTGTTGTTTGCAAACGAGAGGTTAACCACTACTTTACTGATACAATATTTTTCAAAAAGATGGCTAGTGTAAGGATTGGCCTGAATGGTGGGAATAAAATTCAATCTTTCTAAATCTACTTGATTGTATTGTGCGAATAAATTTTTCAAGTGTAAAGTTTCTATTCCTCCGGTGTCTTCCCAACCAATTTGATATTTTGAATTCCTAAAGGCATCATAGAAAAATAAACGCTGATGTAAAGAGAATACATCATCAATTACTTTGATTGTTTTGTTATTAACATTATATTCTTTAATCATTATTAATATATTTTTTTTGTTATTTAAAAGGGGGTCCAGAAAACCAACCAACAAGAGCTTCTCTCATCCCATTAATAACAGGCTTCACTTCATGTATTGTAAAGGAAGGAAAAATAGTTATAGATCCTTTATTTTTGTTTGCTGTAATAGAATGTTCAAGAGAGTGGCAATATATTAAAACGTCTCCCCCTTGATACTCCGTTGGATCACTTAACTGAATAGAAAATGAAAGTTTACGGTGGAGGCCTTTATCAGGCGCCATATCTATATGCTGACCAAAAGTACCACCTGGACTATGATAAACGGTATACTGCAACGGCTCTGCACTATTCAAATCATAGTGAAAAAAACTTTCATTTACTGATGTAACACATTTATGAATTTTTGTGAAAAGCCAACTTATTTCAGGATTAATATGCAACCATTTAACTTCACACTCTCTCAATGTAATAGATATATCTTGTTCAGATACTAATCTACCAACTTGGCCAAGTGTTTTACCAGGTTCAATTGGAAGAGAGATAGCATGATGTTTTATTTTTTTTATTTCCTCATCAGAAAAAAAGTCATTAAAGGTATAAAATTGTATGTAATCCTTGACCATTATTGAACCCTTTTCAATCATTAGTTCCCATCACCCAATCTTCACATGCATCCCCAGCATCACTCTCGCTTGTAAAGATTGTTTGACCTCTTTCAGCCTTACCACCATCTTGTTCAAGTTGGATTTCGTATCCTTTAGGAGTTAGCAGCACCTTTGCTTCTCTACCATTATTGTCTCCGAAGTATTCTTTTATTAACATCGTCTTCATATCTTCTTCCAATCGTTGAATTTTACGTGGGCAGTCAGCCCCTTGAAAGTATTATTGTCTATAATTAATTTTAGATCAACTGGTTTAATCCCAGCTAAGATCATATCATTAATGTCTTTTTGCTGGATATGATCGGGCCATATTGTAACATTGTATCCATTCTGGATATATTTCTCAATTGTATTAACAATCTCTTTGTTCCTCGGCTCATTATCAAACACCATAACAGCTTTAGATTTATGCGGCTCCAAAAGCCTATCCAAACTAGAGCCAGCCATTGCAATCGAGTTCTTAATGAACATCGAATCAATAGGACCTTCAAACACATAGAACGTTTCGTTAAGGTTAACACTCTCAAGTCCGTAGACCTTTGGCTTTGTCTCATCCAACATGATAGTTATGTAACGGATACCGTCTTTACTGAAGTTCCTACCCTGAAATCCAATCAGTTGTTGATTCTGATCAACAAACGGGATAATTAATCTTGGTTCATCAATATCGGTATTAAACTTATCAGGAATTAGTGAATTAACAAACTGTTTGAACTTTGGTGCATAGAACAGCTTGAAATGCATCGTAGAAGGGATTTGACGGCTCATCACGTATCTCTTAACAGGATGAGCAGGATCGAGCTGAGAAACCTTTTTTAACGTGTTTAAAGCGGTGTATTTGATGAACTTGGGTTGGATGAACTTCCCAATATCCTTTTCAACAGGCTTTGCGGTTGCTACCAGGCCTGTTTTCTCCATAAACTTCTCTTTGGAGAACTCATCAGCCATGATAGGATCGAGGCTATTGAGGAATTGCTTGAAGTTAAGCGAGGCGGAACAATTATGGCACCGATAGAAGTACTCACCATTCTGTGCGAACAGGTACCCTCGTGCTTTTAGTTTGTTCTTTTGAGAATCACCACAGATGTGGCATCTGAAGTTCCATAGATCATTCCCCTTCTTTGTAAATCGGGGAAGTCTATTGGATAGTAAGTTAACGTATTTTTGTTCTAACCAGCTCATTATAAAGTTCTTTCAGGGCGCAGAGCTGATTATACAGTTTTACATTTTTGGTTCAACTACTTTATAAAATGAGCAGCCATGAAGCCTAGTACAGCAGCGCCACCAATGATCATCCAACGCCATTTTTCAAGGACTGTGAGGCGATCGTCAATATCATTGATCTTCTCCATCATCTGTCTATGCTGTTCTTTAGAATCATGTCTGAATTCTTTCAGCTCGGATCCCAGATTTGTAAGTTGATTTTCCAAAACAGCAATCCTCGATGTTGTGTCAAACAGTTCCATGATTATTTCTTATCAGGGACTTTTGTCCCCTCAAGCTTCTTGTGAACTTTAATCATTTTGCATTCTTGAGCTGGTTTACCAGTCTTCTTATCCATTACTGGCTTACCAGCTTTGTCTACCTTATCATGGCAAACCTCTTTCATCTCACCACCAGCCTGTGCTGTTGGCATAAAAGTAAAAAAAAGTGCTAAAGCTATAGCGGCAGTTGTGTTAATGATTTTGTTCATGAGTTACCTTACAGTAATGGTTCTGGAGCTGCTGGGGGTGCTTTCCTACCACCAAAACCAGCTGATACATTATTTAGAGGTTGTTCAAACGCTGGTGTTGGAGCTGCGGCTGCAAATTGCTGGGCTGGAGGGGGAGTCCAGCTTGGTGCGGGAGCAGGGGCGGCTGATGGTACTGGCGAAGAAAAGCTAGGTGTTGGAGACCCGCTTGGTATGCTGGTTGAGACACTTGAAGCACCTGCTACTTTCTCTTGTGTACGTCCATAAGCTGAAACACCTAATACAGCACCCATGGCAACGTGGAACAATCCACCACCTTGAAGTGTAATTGGAACCCATTGACGGAATGCATCGTTGGCAGCCTGGACTTCCCAGAACTGAACAATAGTAAACATAATTGGGAATAGAGCAAAGTCAAACAAACAGCACGTCATGTACATCATTGCCATCATCGGACGCCACTTCTTGGTCATCCAATCTTCATCTGGCTTTTTAACTTCTTCTACTTTAACTTCTTCTTCTTTTTTTCCGAACATTTTATTTTTCTCCCAATTTTTCTAACTTAGCGACATAGTTTGTCATCATGTGATCAAACACACCAATAAACTTTTGTCCTTTTGCTCTGGCCTTCAGTCTGCTTCGAGCCATGTCTTTTACTCGCTGCCATGGAGTTAGATCTCTAAACTCACCGTAGAAGTTCATGTACTTGTGTGTCCCGTGATGTCTGAATCCCATTAGTCTAAAAGGAACTTTAGTTACATCATCGCAGTTGTTCTGTACTCTATAATGTTCTACGGTCAGGCTCTTAACAAACTCTGCATCACCAACTCTAGGTGAGCCAAAAGTTATCAAGGCTCTGACTTTGGATTGTACTCTACTAGCAGCAACAGTTGCCATAGCTGCTCCTAAGCTGTGACCTGTTATGTAAAGAATGTCAATATTAGCAATTGCTTTTTCTATTGCAGGCCATACTTTGTTGATCTCGCCTTTGAATCCTACGTGCACCTTACCACCACAGGCTTCAATGTTCTTGCCAGCTTTTAAGTCAGCTAGAACATCAGACTTCTGCGATACTTCAGTACCTCTGAAACTTAAAACGTGGATACCATTCATGTCTTTTAACAAGTATGCTTGCGCACCTTCTATATCAAAAAACTCAACAACATTGAATCCAAAAGATTTAAACTTGGTTTTAGATTCTTTTGGATTATCGTATGTGATTGTAGCTAAGTTAGCAAACAACAATAATTGACTTGTTTCCATTTTTATCCTTTAACACCAAGATGTTTTAGCTTCGCCGTAATATTCACGAGCAAAACCCTGAGCAATTAGTTGTTGACGAAGGCTTTTGCCATCTAAAATGACATCACCTAGTACACGACCACCGTACTTGTCCCAATCCATCAAAATAATTTGACGTTTAGTAGAAGCATTGATTAATTGTTTAGTGAAAGCAGTGGCTGCTTCACCACGCGCAGCTTCACTTGGACATTTAGCTCTAAAGCTCTTCTCAGGTGTATCCACACCAAAGACACGAATAGATAACTCTTTCTTTAGAGGGTCAGGTAACCAATTAGCTTGGAAAGCAACTGTGTCTCCATCGACCACTCTGGTGAGGACAACTTCATATGTCACACCAGCTTTTTCTTTTTGAGCCAAAGCAAAGCAAGGAAGCAATGCTAGAATCAATAAAAACTTCTTCATTAGTGAGCTCCCAAAACATGCAGTGCATGCTCATAGTGCTTGATACGGTCTTCTAAACCGATTGTACCGCCGTTAATCCGCTTGGTTAGCGTAACAATGTCACCCTTATCAGCCCATTGGTTTAAATTGTTTGTTTCCCAGAACCAGCAAGCTGATTGAGCGGCACCTTCAAACGTTGCAAGATATTCAGGAACGTCTTCAACCTGCATCTCTAAGCTGTCTGCAAATGCTCTGTAGTTGTTTTTACCAGTCAACTGGATTAGTCCACGGCCACAGTATCTGAAACCATCACCCGATGCTTCATCACCATTACCCATACGGTTACCATAAACCTTATTAGCAATTGCTTCTTGCTTACCAGCATAGGCTGCAGCAATAGCATCATCAGGGAAGTAACGTGGGAAAATCTTACGAAGAGTAACAGCTCTGTAGTTGAGGTTCTCTTTTAACACTCTGAAGTTACCAGACTCATGAGCACACTGTGCAATGAACGCAGCAATCCGTTGAGGAGTGTTGATATCGTAATCGGGAAGGAGGATCTCCAGGGCTTCGTGCCAATGATCGGCGTGAGGATTACCTGGGATTAATTGTTTTAGTTGGTTGAGTGTTAGCATTTTTCACCATGTCAGATTTGTTTTTCTTAATATATCTTCTAATCATGGCTAATTTCATACCTGGTTCACCCTGAGGACCAACCCCAATACCAGCTACGTTTCCACCACCAGCACTGTTGATGGCTTCTTCATTCACATTCACTTGTTCCAAAAGATCAGCAAGCTCGTGCTGTTCTTTCATTCTAGCATAACCAATTACTTGGCCTTGAGTTTTCTTTAGTCCTGGCTCAGATACAATAGCTTTCTTGCCTTTGTATTCTTTAGTCAGGTAAAGAGCCATCACCATGTTAGCCATCTTTTGATTGCCAGCAGGGATAGCAGAAATTAGTTTCTTTATGTTTGTCACCAACAAATCAAAGTATGTCCAGTCTTTCAACTCTTTGTCTGTTAGCTGATCTCTAGATTTCAGTACATTGCCTTTGTCATCAATAATCCCCAAATCAAAAGCTTTCCAGTCCTTGAATGGAGTGGAAAGCTTCTTAAGGAATTGATAAACAATGTATAAATCTAAATTCTTGTTCATTAAATTTGTCTCAGCTTGTCTACTATCTTTTCATCCATTGCGATGTCCGAACTAATAATATCCTTGCCTTCTATCCCAATTCGTGTTACGACTTCGGGCATGAAATTAAGAAAAACTAAGAATGGCTTCAACGCGTGATAGCTTCCTCTAAGTTTTAAAAATAACATTCTTGTTGTAGGTTCTACTCCAAAGATGTTATACAAGACGATGATGTGATTGAGAATTAATCTCTCTTTCAACTCACCAGTCTCTTCATATCTACTGAACAACCTCTTAAGATATTTAAACCTATTGAGGTCGTCATAAAATTCTAAAGTATCATAACAATATGGGTTTTCATAATGTTTGGCCGCATACAAAAAGAAGTTGGCCTCATCAAGTTTATCAATCATTATTAGAATGCGCTTAGTGCCACCTTTTTGATAACATTATTAGCAGTGGCAATATAAATGAAACTACTATCAAACATGATTGTTCCCTTTGTAACAGTAATTGTACCGTTTGCAGGTGTAACATTCTGAATAACGACATTGGCAGATGAATTACCCAACAGGTTTGCTACAGTTACTTTTTTAGTAACGGGAGTTCCTGTTGGATCATCAACAATCACCAACAGATCACCACCACTTATGGAGGTGAGAGCTGTTAGTTCAGATATCTTCTTAGCTTTATCAGCCATTTAGATTATACGTCCTTGAATACTGTGTCTTCAGCATCGGTTGTGTTGTTCATTGAACCCATTGCAACCAATGTCTCATGTGTAACACGACCAGCACGGCCACCAGTACCAACTGTACGGATAACCCAACCAGAGTGGTGAGCACCGTGACGTGAACCGCTTACAACAGCAACACCGGTAGCAGTCTCACCTCTGAAAGTATGAACTTCACCAGTAGCAGTTGTACGAGCTTCTGTCAAATCGAGGTTTGCACCACCCAATGTATCTGTTACCGCAATACCTGTAGTATTGGAGAAAGAGATATAATAGAATGTGTTACCTGTTAAACCACCAATAGCTGTATTGGAAGTAGGAACAGAGTAATAAGCTCTATCACCAACTAAAAACTTGCTGTTGGCTGTTGCCATAAGAATGAAGTCGGAAGCAGCAGTTACACCGTTTGTGTTAGCAACAACGTTAACGGCAGCTGGAGGAGCAACAACATATGTTGGAGGAAGACCAGTGTAACCAGAACCAGCAGCAGAGATCTTAATCTCACCTACACGTCCAGTTGCAGCAGTAACAAAAGCGTTAGCTGTGAAACCAGTACCGTTAGCTGGTTCAGTAACAGTTACAGCAGCGTTAGCGCCGTAACCAGAACCAGCAAAGGTAATGGTTGTTTGGATAACTGATCCGTTTGATACACTCATCTCAGTAACGTCAACACCGAACATACCTACTGTTTCACCAGTAACGAATGCATTTACGGTTGTGTTACCAAACAGTGCATCTCTGTTTGTTGTGTTTGCAGGCAAGTTAAAACCAGTTGGTGCCCATAGCACACTGTTTGAACTTGCGTCTTGATTTGACCATTGAGCCATTTTTCGATTCTCCTAAGGATTATTCTTTTATTTATTCTAATTATTTGCTCAACATTTGGTGAGCTGCCATCAAATGAGCAAACGATTGATAAACAGCATTCTGAGCTTGTGCTCTAGTTTCTGGCTTCATCTGTTCCATTGCTACCAACACTTTATGAGCAACAACACCTTCTACGAAGTGCTTTTGACCATCTGCAAATTCAATATCTGAACCTGGTTTTTCACCATGCTCCATCATGTCCATTGCCTTTTTGAGCTGGACAGTAATGTTCTTATCAGCTTCAGGACCGAAGTCTGTTTCTTCTTTTACATTACCAGCTTTAAGCATGGCAATGCGATCTCTAAAACCAGCAATACCAGGCTTGATATCTTTAGCAGCCTTCTTTAATGCTGGAGAAGCATTGGGAATGTGCTTCATTGTTGTCTTAGCTTGATGACTCATAGCCTCTTCAACCTTAGAAGATTTGTCTTCTGGCTTATCTTTTTTGGGTGGTCTATAAGCAGACTTTGGCTCTCCATAATGAGTCTCAAAGTCTTTATCCTTCATGTTCTCAAGGTCGTGATCTAATTCAGCCATCTTGCCTTCATTGACACTCTCTTTAACATGCTTAACTTTGGCTCCCATCTCATGAGCATCATCCAACTCTGAGTCAGACAAGTGCTCACCGTGCTTGATACCATCAGCTAAGTCTTTACCAACAGCGTGTACTTTATACTTCTGTTGACCGTTAACCATAACAGGCTTCACGTGGAGAGCCATTGGGTGTAGGCTTTTCGTAGCCTCAACGATTTCTCTTAGCTTTTTCATAATTACATCTTTTTCTTTTTAGAGTGGCTCATGTGGCTCTCAGAAACCATAATTTCCAAGTCACGTGTGGGAACCTTCTTCTCAATTCCGTGATCAAACATAACATCATACCACTCGATTAAACCGATTTCGTTTGGCTCAGCATGTTGACTGAAAAGAGTTCTACCTTCTTTCCACTCTTTGTGCATTACTTTAGAAGCGCACATATGCTTGTCGCCTTCCATTGAACCCGGTGCAACACCGTCCACTGGAGCTTCTGCAATTGTTTCTGCTTCTACTTCGTTCTCTTCAAAGCGCTTAGTGTAAACAGTACCAGTAGAGATCTTCTTAACATCGTGTCCTGTAGATGTTACATCACCTGACTTACGGTTAGGTGCATCTTGTGGTCTACGGGGTGATTTGTAATCAAAGGCATCTGTCTTCTTCTTCTCAGGCATCTTCTCTTCTTTTTTCACACCACGGCCTGTCATAACATCAGCGTGAGTGATTTTATCTTTTGGTTCTGCAAGTGCGGCAAGATCCTTCTCTTTATCAGTCTTTGGAACTGTATGAGCTTTCTTTTCGCTAAGCAATGAGATCTCTTGAGCTGTACGAGGAGCACTGCCCTCATAAGCTGGTCTCATTGTTTTTGAGAGTTTAGAAGACTGCTCCTTTTGAGCAGCTTCGTTAGCAGCTTTAGCACTAGAAGCTTCAACTACTTTTCTTGTTGCTGCTACTAAACTAGCAGAGATATCTTTATACATTTGGTGGCTCCTTAATCGTCATCGAAAATTTTAATTTTACGGTCCATTTTCGATTTTCTCGAAATTGGAAATTTTTGGTTATCTATATCTAGGTCTTTTCCTATTTCCCCGGTCTCTGCTGCAGGTTTAACACCAAAAGGAGAGCCTTCTTTACCGACCATGCTTCTGATTTCATCCACTTCTTTACCCAGATGAACTGGATCAGGAGCTTCAGGTATATGAGGTTTCATGTCCTCGATATTCTTTTTGTAAAGTTCAGCAGTACGAACATCACCTTCGTCAGCTGTTCCTGTTGTTCTAACTTTCTTTAATATAGAGTACAACTTATCATGGAACATTGCAGACTTTTCGATGTAATTGGCATCAACAGTCTTTGGTACTGAAGTAAAATACAATTGTGCATCCGGACTAGCATCAAAGTTCTTTGTTAGGTAAGTTCCAGCAGCAATCTGATCGTCTTTGTGTCTTTCGATCTTCTTTACTGGACCTTTCATAACAGCTTTGATAGCAGTATCAAGGTTAGAGTAAGCATTTGGCTGGCTTTCACCACCGACGACTTCTTTAATGATTCGACCTAGAGTTCTATATGCCATTTTTATCTCTTACTGAATGCTGTTAGCATCCACTTATGTTTATCATGAGCAGTTAATCTATCTTGAACAAAGTTAGAAACACCAAAACGTTTTTCTTCTTCAGCAATATTATAGGCATTAGTTAATGTATTAATAACTTTATAATTGTCTGATAGCAACTCAACAATCATATCTTCTGCAGAAGGAATGCCTGTTTGTTCGGAAATGGTAGTCAACTCAGAGTAGCGAGAGAATGAACCAGGAGCATAGTCTCCAGTTGTTCTAATCAATTCTGCAATTGGATCTACTGCACCGTAAACTTCCTCATAGAAGTCACCAAGGAAATCGTGATATTGAGCAAAGTCAGCACCAGTTACATTCCAGTGGAAGTAATGAGCTTTAAGATACAATGCAAACGTATCTGCTAAAGCTACTTTTAATGAATCAGCAGTTGTCATTTTAAATCCTTATTATCAAGAGGGCCACCGACCAACCATGCATCGCACGTTCTGTCACCAGCGCACTTGAAGTGTAGTATTTCACAATATCCCAAGTCGGCAAGGTTTATTACCCCTCTGCTGTCCTTCTCATGTTCGTCCATTCCTTTGGCGATACAATCTCGGGCTTGATCGGAAATATTGAATGCGGCACAGTTACCACACTTCATTGTTTTAACATTCTCAACAGAACATTTCCACATCTTAGCTTTTGCTTGCCAAAACATATCGTTGTCTGCAACGTTGTCATCTGGATTGGCAGGACCGTATCCAAACTTCTCAATTGCTGTCTGTCTGTTTTCCAAATTCTTTACGAGATCGTGTGTCTCGATTGGGCAACCTGTTTCTTTCTCAAACAGGAAGTGTGAAAATTTAAGTACCACCAGCGCCTCCCAAACCTGCAGAGACAGACTTCTTCGACCAGGCTTTGCAGCTCCAGTAATTAGCTTTATGTCTTGGACCAGGGTTGTCACAGTTGTGACGACTTCTGTATGCTTTTCTTCTTTCAGGATTATCAGTCTTAATTGTTAATCCTGTAGTGTCACCAAAGTTAACTTTGACAACATTGCCTTTGTCATTCTTGACATAGACAGAACGTTTCTTTGGACCGCCAGGTGTAAGGAAAGGTTTACCTAACTGGACTTTTCTTCCACCAACTTCTTCTTCAGAGATGATTGACTCACCCCAATCCTCATACTGCTCATAGCCAGTGGGAGTAAATTCTTCGTCAACTGATCCACACTCATCACAGCATGGATCTTTTAGGAATTGTGCAAACGATTTCATTTAGTCTCCTGTATACTCGCCAGGCTTCTTGCTGGCATAATAACCACCAGGAGAGCTCATATCCACTTTTTGTTCAGGAGATGGCTTCGGTGTTGGATTGCGTCTCTGTGAGGCTTTCTTAATACCTTTGATTAACTTAGCTTTCTTAGCTTCAGAAGATGCGTCTGATTTATCTCTTATAGTATCAAACTTTTTGTGAGCAGCAACCATGTAGTTGTGAGCCATGCCTTTGCTAACCTCATTCACTGTATCTTCTTTCATATTATTTTCAGCTCTCTTACGAATAGCTTTCGTCACTCCACCAATTGCTTTAATACTTTTCAACAAACCGGTTTGTGTCTTGCCTCTGGAAGGACCACTAGCAACTTTGTCAATGTAAGATGTTAATGTAGATGATTTCAATTCTTCGATTGGTTTTACTTCTTCATTTGTTTCCGACATCATATAATCTCGAACTGTGCTAATATAATCCGCACTCAAAGTAATCTTACTTTGAACCCATTCAGCCATATTAGTATCATCTTTTAACATATCGTGAACGGCTTGCGCATTAGCAATAATAGACCTCAGTTGAGATTTAGCCATGTCACCCTCATAATCATACTCTCTAGGATCTTTAGCTTCTTTCATTGCTGCCATGTTATCTACCAAGTTTGGATAAGGACGACCAGCAGCCTTAGCTCTGGCTTTTGCTGATGCTTTTTGTGCTGGAGTCATTGTAGAATGCTTCTTCTTAGGGTTTGGTTCATCCCAAACCTCTTCTTTAACTGTTTGACCAGGAGTTTCTTTCTTGTATACTTTAGCTAAGCTGTCAGAACCTTCTAAACGATCAGATGGTTCGGAATCTTGTTCTAAGTCAGCATCAATCTTCTTAGCTTCGCCAAGAGCAATGAAAGAATTTACACGGTTAAATGCTTTGTCTTTGTCACCTTCATACAAACCACGAATGAAGACCATCTCTAAAACTTCTTCAGGAATATTGTGCTGAGAAGCTTTTGCTTCTAGCGCTATTATATCCTTTTCAGTGATTTGTTCAAACATACCAACAAGGTGGTCTAAGTTAAAATCATCACCCATGTTTAGCTGTCTGTTGCTAAGGTATGATTGGATTCCATGAACAGAACCACCTGATCTTACAGCTTGAAGTCTCTTGACATCAGCAGAGCGGAGACGAGGAATCATCCTCTTGGCCATTGATCTAATGAGGATTGCTTTCTTATCAACAATCTTATCAACTTGAATTTTATTAGATGGGGATAGGTGAGCGTACGCTGCACCTTGAGAGCCAGCAAGTCTTTTTCTCAACATAGTCTTAGCAATGCTGCTAGATCTTTGAGATAGTTGTTGCTGTGAATGTAATTTGGTAGCAGATAACTGCTTGCGTCTGTGGAGTTTAGCCTGGACTCTACGCATCAACGAAGCGCGTTTGCGTCTCTGAGCAAGTTCAACTACACGCTCGTTGAGCTTATTGTTATCATCAACCGTCGTTGGGTTGAGAATAATTTGATCTGGTTTTGTGGCAATGGTCTTCAGCTTCTTAGCTGGTTTGCCGTCTATTTCATTTTTTTCCATTTGTTCCTCGCAGGTCTACCGTGGCCTTACTGCATGGGTATTTATAGTTTTTTATTTACAACATCCCAATTAATTATTTGCCAGATATTTTCTAAGTACTTTTTCTTGTTTGATTGATAGTCCAAGGCCCAAGCATGCTCCCACCAATCAACCAACAAAGCTATTCCATCTTTTATTTCATGATTGACAATCGTCTTAATGTTTCCATCGACATCCATATAAACCCAACCAGATCCTTGGATCTTCATTGCAACAGTAGCAAACTCTTTTTTAAAATTTTCAAAAGAATTATATTTTTTGTTTATTAATTCTAAACTTTTACCTGAAGGCTTATTGTTTGGTTTAGGAGGCTGGAGTTGGGGAAAGAAGATGTTATGGAGAAAGGCACCAGCTTTATTGAATACAGGATCCCCTTCATTCTTATTGAATCTTTTAACATACCCACTAGCTAGCTCAGCATAATGATAATCTATGGTGGCCTTACTCATGACGGGTTCAAGATCAGTTCTCTTATAAGGTAACTTCAGTAACTCTAAAGGCTGCTTGCCTTCTACCATTAGTTTAAACGAATACAACATATTAGCTCCAGATTACCATTTTGAATCTCTCTTTAGGGATTCCAAAAAAATTACACTTCCAATCACTTTGTTCAAAGAATCCCAAGTGATGCCATTTATCTTTATGTAGGAGCATCTGCTCGCCAGCATGATCCCAGTCTATGTTAGCCAACTTAACTTCGATGTGCTGTTTAACATGCTCAATCTCTTCAAACTCAAACCCATCATACTCCCAGTGAAGTACTTCAAATGAATTGCCTTGTCTATCTACATAATCCATACTGAAATCCAATCCCCACTTAGGACGGATTGCAATTATTTTATGCAATAAAGGAAGTTTATCAGCCCAAAGTTTTAGTTGCTCAAGTGCTTCACCTGAATATCCTTTACGCTCAAACAACACACTATGATTGAGAACTGCACCTTCTATTCTAACAAACTGAGTGAACCAGTCTTGCTTTAAAGTCTGGTGGTGTTCTCTATGCTTCTTAGACTTTTTAAAATTACCATAAGCAAAGTGTTGCTCAATAACAGTTAAGTCATATCCATTTTGATCAAATAAGTCAACGTCTTCGTATGTTGGTTCATACAACAACTTGGATATTGGCTTGCTCCAATAACCTTCCGGATCGAATTGATTGTCAGAAAGAATGACTGAGTTCATTTTTGTTAGTGTCCCACTTATGTTCTAGCAGTTGGCGTGCTGCTATGTAGTAGGCAGGGACTCTCCTTTTACCACTTATAACGCAAAGGTCCTAAGGTAGTGGTAAGTTTATAAACTTTCATTATGCTGGCCTCAACATGCAACCGTTGAACCAGGTGATTGACGGATTGTTTACAGCTGTGAGGTCTCTATTGGCACCAGCACCGTGCTGGACCGCAATTTCAAAATAATCACCAGTCCCGTTAGCATAAACAACAGAACTGACCTGCATTGCCCACCAATCATCTATAGTCAAAGCAACGCCTCTCGAATTCCACCCACGCTTGTATTCAGAACCATTCTTCCAAATTACAATCATCATCTCACCAGTACCACTTCCATTACTGAAACGCACCTCAGCATTGAGCTGATAGTAACCTGCAACAGTTGGAGTGAAGCGAGAGTTAGCGTAATTGCTATTTGTGTCGAATTCTTCAGCCTGGAACAAAACTTTGGTTTGTGTATCGGTAGGAATCGTTTGCTGGACTCCCTGAGCATAAGCACTGAAGGCTGGACCTAGTGAGACGGTTCCTGTGGCTCCTTGAGCTCCCTGTACGCCTTGATAACCTTGAGCTCCCTGCACACCTTGAGCACCTTGGCTACCTACCGAACCCTGTACACCTTGATATCCTTGTGGACCTACTTGTGTATATGTTACCTGTGTCAAAGTTGCAATGACGGAAGGGATTGCTGGATGACCACCGTTCGCAGCGATGTGTTCAATAAAAATGTTGGCATTATCTGACATCCAATAGATTTCCAAATAATCATTTGGACTTAGTGAATAAACCCAATTCCAAGCTGCAACAATATAAGGACTATTTGTATTAACAATTACCTTTGTTGCTGAATCAGCAAGATCCGCACCATTCTTTCTTAACCAAATATCTACAGTAATTCCATTCCCGCCCCCACCAGAGTTATACAGCTGAGCAGAAAATTGAAGATTGTACACGCCACCGTAAGCTACTGTGATTTGGGAATTAGAAACAATTGAAACATTGGTAGCTTCATCTGTCACACGCAACAGCATTGGTGTTGGTGTATCTTCAAGACTAACTGCCTGATCAATACTATCGTGGAAGGCACCGTAATTTGCAATAGTTCCACCAGCACCAGTTTGACCGGTTGAACCCTGCACTCCTTGTGCACCCTGAACACCCTGTGCTCCCTGAACGCCTTGACTACCTACTGAACCCTGGGCACCTGTAGAGCCTTGAACACCTTGTGCTCCTTGAGCACCTGTAGAACCTTGAACACCCTGGGCTCCTTGTACACCTTGTGATCCAGAACCGGTAGCACCTTGAACACCCTGGGCTCCTGTAGATCCTTGGACGCCTTGAAAACCCTGAGCTCCGACAGCTCCTTGAACTCCTTGAGCACCTTGAACTCCTTGATAACCTTGATAACCTTGAGCACCAGTTCCACCACCGCCTGTTGCATCAGCATTGATCCACTTACCAGTAGCTTCATCATAAGTCAACACTTGAGTGTCTGTAGGATTAGTTATCCTCACATCGTCCTGGTCACGCAACCTAACAGCACCACCGCCACCCATTTGTGAGTGACGTTGTGCAAATCTATGGAAGTCTGTGATTGACTTCTTAATGTAATCGAGCTCTTTACGCAATGAAGGAGGAACAATGTCTTCTTTCTTTGGCTTTTCTTTTGCAATCTTTTCTACAGCTGGTGTTGCAAACACTGATGCTGGGATTTCTGGCTCTTCCTGTTTAGCATCTTCAACCAATTGTTCTTTTGCTTCTTCAAGTTCTTTGCTAACTTGTTCAATAATTGCTTGCTGCTCAGCTACTTGATACTTGGATAGAGTAACACTCATGTTCTCTATCAGCTGGTCTTCTTTCTTCTTGATATCTTCTAAGATATCCTCAGCGCCCAAAGACTTAGAGAGGCTGGCAAGCATCCTCTCTTCTTTCAATCTCTTTTGTTCCAACTCCTCAAAGGTGCTCTCTGCACCCAAGATCTTTGCGAAGTTAGCTAAAAACTTTTTCTCATCCATGCTTAAAGAATTTCATAAACGATAACGATTCAGTCAGACCCATTCCCTTGCGCACATCATTGTACATCTCTTTGGAGTGCTTCTCTGGTACGTGATGTGGAACACCTTTTTTAAATTCAGCAAAGTTGCCCTTCTTAGCATGCTCACGCATCTTAGAAGCAGACATTCCTTCTGTACCTTCAGCATCAGGATCTCTCTCACCAGAAGATTGTACATCAACCTTATCGAAATTAAAATGACCGTGGGCTGCTTTGACACCGTTATACTTATGGATCAGCTTTTTATATTCATCTACGCGATCCGAGCCAGCAACCATTGTAACGTGTTTGTAACCTTGCTCATGCAATTTAGCTAGGTGGTGCAAGAATGTAGGAGCTTCTTTTGTTGCAGCTTCAGTAGGAGTGTTTGGAAAAAAGTTCTTAACATGCTTCAACTTTTGTGCTGCCGTCAATGGGTTCTTAGCAGAGTCCTGTGAGTGAGAAACAACCAGCTTAACATCGCCACCTTTATCTTTTGCAACATCATGCATCTTCTGAACCACTTTCTCGTGGCCAGTTGTAGGTGGGTTCATTCTACCAAAAGCAAACGTAACGTGCTTGTTTGCAGTCTCTGGTTTTTTCTCAGCAGCTTGCTTAGCATTCTTAGACTTTAAAGCATTCAGTCTGTTAAACTCTTCACGGTCATTCAACTTAGAAGGACGGTTGTTAACAGATATCACAGTGCCTTCTGTCTTAACAGGAGTATCACCAACATGAGTCTCAAACTTAGCTGACTGGTTGAAGTTCTTAACAAGCATGTTCTTAGCTTTGACTAAGTGCTTGTGTGTTTCAATCAATGCATCAAAGTGAGCTTTGTGCGTATCGACGTGCTTCATAGCAACATTGTGTTGAGCAAGCTTAGCAGCCTTAACAGCTGGTGTCTTTACTTTGTCAATTTCTTTCTTAGCCTTGTCAGTAGACCACTTCTTGTATCCTTCTGTTGTTGGGCTTCCTTGAGCATTGATTGTCTGGTTGAGGTAGGACTTAAAAGTGGCATGGTGCTTTTCAACTTCCGCAGGTGGTTCGTGATTAACACTCTTATAAGCATTGTCGGCTTTCTTCAATTCGTTTTGGAACTTGGTTTGCTCAGCTGGTGTATACTTCTTAGGATCAATGTGCTGACCAGGAAGGATAGCATGAACGTCGTGATGCTCTGATAAGTCACTCAGATCAGGATTGTACTCTGCTTTAAGATCCTCAAAGTTCTTGCCTTTGTATCTTGTGTGAATAGCAACACCAAACTTGGCTTTGGTAATCTTCTTACCTTCTTCACTGTTCTTGTCAGTGGAGTATGTGATTGTGTTAGGAGTGAAGTGGTGCTTGTTACCTTTAGTAGTCACATCGCTGTTCTTACCTTCTTTGGTGTACATCACATCACCCTGATAGATCTCACCCTTGGATGATTTCTTCTTAGGCATAATCTTAGGAAGGTGCTTAAGAGATGACTTTAACTTAGCAACTAAACCAGGAGCATGTCCGTGGTTCTTTTCAATATCAGCTTCTGTGTAATTGATCTTTGGATTTGCATTAAAAGCAGACTTGGATGCAACAAAGAATCTACCTGTTTCAGGATGATGTCCAAATACAATAGAAGGAGAGCCGTCATACTTCTCAGACGTCTTAGCTTCCGTTTCCTTACCAGACAGGACATGATGAGCCTGCATTAAGGAATTAACAGCGTGATGGTAGCCAGCATAGCCAGCATTCAGCATGTGATCTTCTGGGTGCTCTAAATGGGTTAGTTTTGATTCGTCTGCGGCTTCTGTAATGCTTCTCATATAGCCTATTATACCCGAAATCCCCGAGTTGGTCAATATAGCACTTTCTAGTTGGTTTATCATAATTAGAATCTTATAATTTCTGCATTGCTGGGGGTTTTATCAATAACAACTATCCTACCAGCACTGTCACCTCTTGATGGTGACTTTCCGTAAATCTTAGGAATACCCTTTGCATCCTTAGCTGTAGGGTCAAATCTTTGATCCTCTCTACGAGCTCTCAATCTAAAATAAAGATCGTGATCTTTAGCATACTTAACAGAAGGAATCAACTGACCGTTGCTAAATGTAAGAACATTTTCGTTGGCATCATACTTTGCGGTTACATCCATTTTACCGATGTACATATAATCGATGGGACCACCCATAGCTTTATTTCCAACGACTATCTTGACCTTTTCGGAATCCCCAATTTTACCGTAAACATCTGGAACCTTGTCGCCGGGCCTGAGTTTCTTTTTAGAAACAAGGTGCTTGTGAGCAGACTTCATATATTTGTTTGTAATTCCGGGTACGGCAAGCTCTAAGCCTTTCAATCCACCACCGGCCAAGGAAGGAGCTGATTCACCTTTTAAAGAGAGATTTATGGGTTCTTTTTTATTGTGAACAAAAATCTGCACATCCGTATAAGGCTCAGAACCGCTGGTTTGTCTACCTGTAAACTTTTCAGCGTTGATAACACCCTCAATGGTTACTTTACCAGCAACAATTGTAACAGGGTTGTTTTTATTTTTCTTTACAGAATCTTTAATTGCTTTGACAACAGCAGTTTCTTGTCGTTCAGCGGATGCGCCAGCCATATCTTTCCTCCATTAGGAGATATTTATGTGCTGTGGTTTTCGATCCAGTACTCAATATGGAGGGCTGCGTCCATCTCATTGCTAAAGTAATTGATTATCGTAGCACCATTATTAATGTTTGTCATAACAACGCAAATACTTTCATTCAAAGAACTGGCCTTGACAACCCAATTCCTGCAAAGGATTGGTCGGAACGAAACTAATTTTTCTGTGGATTGTGATGACAACTCAGCTCCCGTAGTTCTTATTATTTAGAATACGGGTGGGAGGTCTCTAGCATTTATTGCTTTATCATCAATCCAAACA